AGAACGGCTGCTATAGCGGATCACTTGATTTCGGGGTTTGGATCACTTGATTTCGGGGTTGGCACAGGGTGACACAGGACGGAGGCGTCGTTCTCGCGAATCAGGGGCAGGAGCACGGGCCGAAGCTTGAACATCGCGCGCTGCTCAACGGAGCGGACGAATTCGCGTGTGACGCCCATCAGCTGGGCAACCTCCTCAAGAGTACGCGGCCCCTCGGCAGCCGCATCGAGGGCGCAGGAGTGACGTACTGATGCCTTGGGGCCCAAGTGGTACCGACAAGCACCGAATGAGCATGGCCGCGGGCCGTCAACGCACTCCGCGCGCGATCGCGGAACGTTGCGCGTCACTTTGGGGAGAGTATCCTCGCCGTCATGTGGACATAGCCCTCGGTGCAACGGGCACGCTCGGCAATGGCTCGATAAGACAGACCACGATTGAGCAGAGCAAGGATTGCTTGCTTCTTCCTGCCGAACGTCGACTCCAGATTGGGGATATCGAGCTTCTGTCCACCGTACACGGCCACAAGCGCTGCCATGCGTTCCGGGCCAAGCACGCGCAAGAACGCGTTGTGAGCTCGCGGCTGATGAGGGACATACCACCCACGACGCCCTCCAAAGCTCGCACACAGCAAACGCGTTGCCTCGACCCCTATGATCCTCGTAAGCCTGATTGCGGAGTCAGGCCACACAGCAGACTCGGCGGCGGCCACTTCGCCAAGGTCAACTTGTTCCGCTAGTCGCTGTCGAAACAGCTCAGCGAAGGTGAGCTCGAACACCGCGCGGCGTGCCGAGGTCGCGGACTCTTGCGCGAGCGATGCTTCGAATAGCGCGACAGCTTCAGAGCGCGCATCCTGCATGGCCGCTACGACATCAGCAAAGTACTCGCTGTCGGGCATAGCTCACTCTCATTGCGGCGATGGCCGGTCTACGCCAGGTTGCGTCGCTCGCCCCAAGGCAACGTCTGCGCCGCGCGGAGTGAGCTGCGCAACAAATACCTGACTGCGCTCCACCGTAATGAGTCCCTGCTCACTGAGCCAGGTGAACTCTGTGCGTACCAGGTCGCGCGAAACATGGTGCCCAAAGCGAGCAAGGGCCGCTTGCAACACGCTTTCGCTCACAGTAAACCCGGACTGATCGAACAACACCCGCAATATCACAAGTCGACGCTCACTCGTCGCAACGTCCGTCGTCATGAGCTGCTCTCCTTCCGTGGACTCATTCCAAGAACTTGGACCTTGATAGCCTCGATCGTCTCCGGCGAGATACCGAGGCTTTCCGAGTTGCGCTCAATCTCCTTCGCCACCTTCTTGCGAATCGTGATCTCAGTGTCGATGGTGGACTTGAAGGCCGTCTGAAGATCGCGAGCTGCCTGTGCTAGTCGCGCAACTTCACGCGTATCGAGCTTATCATCGTCGGTGAGCTCGGTTCGCGCTCGCAGCAGAAGTGCTTGCAGGCTGTCAATCACCAGGCGCCCGGTGTCGCCAGTCACGTCGGCTAGATCTAGGCTGATCGCCTTTGCAACTTCGCGCGCCTGGCGAATGTCGCGAGCGAGCGACTCATAGGTAACTGAGTACCGATATACCGCGCTGCGACTCACGTCCGCACCGAGCTTGCGAACGTGGTCCGTGACCTCCTGGATCGTGAACCGACCTTCTCCGAGCAGACGATCAATCTCTGCCCTGAGTTGAGGATCGAGCTTCTTGATGGTGCTCTTGCGGCTCATTGGGACGCTCTCGCTCTTTCAGAAATGTTGCTGTGCTGCGACCACACCCTTGTCAGTCAGGGTGACCACGGTACTCTTCTCCTCAAGGGCAACGATGATCAGTCCCTCTTTCTCGAGGTCACACAGCAGCGCGACCATCTCAGCCTGCAACGCGTTCGGAGCACCAGCGTTGGCCAAGGTGAATGCCCCAAGGAAGACTGGTTGAGGGTGTTGTGTTGCTAACAACCAAAGCACCGCGCCCCGAGGGTCAAGGTGTGTAATTTTCCCGTTCGAGTTGGTGGCCATTGAGTTAACCCTGCTCAGAGCTTCGACTCGAAGTAGTGAACCGCCTCCCGCTCCGCTTCGTGCTGTTCCGTGGTCGCCTTGCGACCTAGGACTCTGTGCAACAGAGCGCGATGTGCCTCTGTCAATAGAGACCAGAAGTCGATTCCGTTCCGCTGAAGCTTCCCACCGAACCCAAGCGCTTCGCTGCTTGCATTGTGTTCGGCAGTGAACGCTGATTCCAGTTGTTTCCGAGCTTTAACAGCGACGTGCAGGTTGCACATCTGCTCCGCCAAAGCAGCGAACGCACCGATCAATTGGGTTCGTCCAGCATTGCGGCCCTCACCTGAGAGTCGAGCGTCCGCCAATGCGTAGCGTGCGAGCCAGCTCTCCCGCTCGCGAGCCACCACCGCTTCCTTCGCCTGCTGAAGTCGTCGCTCTACTCGATCGACGTCAACCTGAGCACCGTCCTTCTCTGCTCTTGCCGTCAGAACCTTTGGCTTTGCTGTTACGTCTCGATCGAATGCCGCTTCGGCATCTCGCAACGCCTGTTCGAACTTGGTGAACTTGTTGTGCGCAGACTCGAGCTCCCTCTCGCGCAACTGCAACTGCGATTGTGCTTCCTTGAGTGCAGTGGCAGCCTGCGTGGCGTTGGTCACCAATTCAGTCTCACGTTTGGCGAAGGCTTGGTCAGTTGAGGCGGCGTCAGCATGGGGCGGATTCAACATGCGACACACTCTGTGTGACAATCCGCTAAGCGACTAGTCACACACTCTATGCAGTCAGCCCCAGCCTCATTCAACCAGATCGGAATGGGTGGGTGACAGGATTACGGCCACGCAGTGTCTGGCGAACATTGTCGGCAAAGACCCGCCCTGCGTCAGTCTCGTGCAAACCTAGGCCAGTGACAACGTGCTCCCATGCGGTGCGATGCTCGTCGGTGGCGTTCACTCTAAGCCAGTCAAAGAACCGCATCATGAGAGCTTCTGACACTTCATGCAAGCTTGAGTGCGGAATGCCCCACCAACCCTGCCTGCCGTGTCTGTCCCGGTCAAAGGAAAGCGAGATTTGTTCGTGCTGCTCGCCGTCCAGCTTCATGGCTGTCACCAGATACTCGGAGTCGGGCATCAACCCCGCGCGAACGCCGAGACGCTCCAGGTGTGTCAGGATACCTGGAGCGAAGATGTCCTGTTGACGAGCCTCGCTCACTAACATCTGCTCCCAGGCTGGATCGAGACGATACTTTTCCCTGCTGCGTGGCGCCAATCGCGCAAACAGCTGGGCACCTTCGGCGCGAGGCGTGACCCACACCCCATATCCAGCTCGCCGCAGGGCGTCCGGGTGGAAGCGCCGGAACTCGCGCGACACCCACGCGCGCAATTCGTGTTCAACGGCGGAGGCCGCCAATGCGCCTGCCTTCTCCAAGTCTGCTGCCGAAACTCGCAGCAGTGGAACATACGCCTTCTGTTCCACGAGTCCTTGCTCAAAGGCATCGTGGTCGAAGGTGAGGTGGAAATTGAACCCGCCCTCGCGGGCATTGAGGAACAGCGAAAGGTGAGCCAGCCCTTCGCGTCCCGCACGAAAGACTTCCAGGAAGCCTTTTTCAAAGTTTACGACAACACCCCAATCACCCAGGCGCAGATTGAATCGAGGGGATGGCTTTCTCGTTCGCGCTTGTGGTGTGCGCTGGGTTACTGTGGCGCCCGTGAGGCCTTGGGTCGACGTTTGACGGCTGGCCACCGGGTCACTACTCCGCCCAGAAATGTCTGATATTCTCGTCTCGCCACTGGGCAGCGCAGCTCTCTAGCCGTTCCATCGCGTCATGGATCCGAGCCTGCTGGATCTCGAACTCTCGATGCGTCGCCGTACTCATCGCTGCCAGTGCGCGAATTGTTGCTTCCACCTGTTTAGCCGGCTGCAGTAGCTTGCTAGGAAGAAGCAAGCCGCGACACATGAGAGCGGAACTGAGCTCACGTGCCCTGTTCAAGCCATCGAGGCTCTTGTTCGGGTCCGCGAGCAACAGGACCACGTCATTGGCCATGCGATAGCCATCCCGAAAGCTTTGCATCAGCTCCGTCACCCTGCGCTCGTCGTCTTGGAACAACTGAAGTCGCAAGGTGGCTTTCATTTGCTCGCGAATCCCCACGTTGGCCAGTTCGAGCTGAAGTTGTGCTTTCAGCTGTTCTGCCTGCTCGGCCAGCTTGTGGCTGTAACCTTGAGCGTCCAGATCTAGTTGCGCCTTCAGCTTGATCGCGGACCTTGAGGATGCCCAGGCGACTGTCGCGCTAATAACAGCTAGGATGCCCGCGGCGATAGCCGTGATGAAGGCGGCCGTAATTCTGGGGTCCTCGGTCATGCTTCGCTGCTCAAGACACAGTTCTAAGAACCCGCAACCGTGGTCGTTCACCTAAAAGCCCCAGGCGCACCCCTTCGGGGGTTGTCCGAAGCACATCGGCCAACTCTGATTCAGAGTAGCCGAGGTCCTCCAAGTGCACGCGCACCATCGTCTTGATGACCGTTGGCTCTTCCGACGGAAGCTCAACCGGCTCGTTTTTTCTGTACCCGTTTTGACTCATCTCGATGTGTAGCTGCTTGGCGCGCCAAGGTCGGATTCGCTCGAGGTCGGAAGCGCGCCGAAGCAAGGCTGCCATCGACACACCCCAGCGCTTCTTGAGCGATGCCAGTTCAGCAAGCGTGACGTTTCCAAGCTGTGACCGAATGTTGCTGGCTGGCATCAAGAACTCACTGGCGAAGGCGTCCGCTTCGTCCTCGCAGGCTGCGCACGGCAGCGATTGGTGATGATGAAAAATTAGATGAGCCAGCTCATGCGCCAGTGTAAACCTGGCACGGTCAGCCGGAATGGCGGCATTCAGAAACACTATCGGCATCGCAATGTCGGAGGTGACAGGACGAACGCTGACCCCGTCCGCCTTCATCGAGGGGAACTGAGTGCGAATCACCACAACCCCCGCGCGCTCAAGCAAGTGCGTGAGATTTTCGATCGGTCCTGTAGGCACGCCCCATTGGCTACGAAGGTCACGTGCCACTTGTTGTGGGGTAAATCGTGGCTCGTTTTCCAGGTCCACCGTTGGCACATGGCAGTCGGGCAGTTCAACCGACCTGGCCAGCTTCTCCGCTTGCATGCGCAGGACATTCATTTGCGCACGCAGAGCTTTCACATCCAAGCTGGCCAGCGACTTGCGCTTACGGAAGAACACCGCTGGGAGGTCCACAACCCTCGTGTCTTCAAAGAAGAAGCTCGGCGTGTAGTCCAGGGCCCGCGCGAGCGCCTCGGAGATGCCCGGCTCAACTGCCGTGTGACCGTTCTCCAGCTTGGAGATCGTTCCTTGGGCGACACCGATCGCGTCCGCCAAGGCCTTCTGAGTCATGCGGCGCGACTCTCTTGCGAGAGTCACCATCGCTGGATTCAGGGTTGGCTCAGACATGGCTCATGGCTTTGGTTTGCCGCGTGAAGTGACCTTGTCGAACAGAGCTTGCTGGGGACGAGGCCGAATAACCACGTTTTCCGGGAGACCGCCTGCACCGATCCGCGGCAGCATTTCTTCCGATGAAGCTTCGAGATCGTAAAACCAATGCGGCTCGGACTTGCCGACACGATGAACGAGCGTGATCGCCAACACAGTCGTCCAGTCTCGTTTGGGTTGGTACCCGAGCGTCACGCGCGGAAGCTTCGGACTTGGAAGGGACGCGACGGGCTCCTGATGGTCAAACTTGCGCGCCGTTGGTGTCGGGTAGTTGCTCGTTAGCAAGTCTGCATCGAGCTTCTTGAACTGAACGAGCAGCTTGTCACCCACATTCAAAAGGAAACGCTCTCCGTCGACGACGCTCACGCCCGCGATTCCGTCGAACAGCTCACGGGCGTGCTCAGTCATGCACTGGTGCATGGTGGTGGTTCGCCATCTGGCATGAATGCCGCTGCGCTGGGCGGCCGCATCCTCGTAACTGGTCCAGGCGCGCTGAACGGTTTGATGGAGTCGACCATGCAGCGGCTCCAGCACGGTGCGAGCGCTGCGCTCAGAAATTATTCCAGGAGGAATCCATGGCTTTCGCATCTTGGTTTCGGGACCTTACGGCCACCCGCCTCCAAAATCAACGGAAAATATTCCTCAAGATATTCCAGCAAACGTCCCCGAGTCGACGCCCTGACGCGCCGTCGGGGATGCTGCTCTTTCTGTGGGAGTCAGGCCCTCGGAGCAGCGGCTACCAGGTTCGGGCGAGGCCCGCTGGATTGGCGCCACCATAGCGCAGTCGAGGCCCCCGCGCTTGCGGATGCCGCTCAGCGCCCAGCTGAGCGCGTTTTGAGTGGACAGCGAGGCGAGGTGCTCGGACACCCCAACCGGCTCTCTTGAATTGGTTTGAACGGCCTTGAACAGCCTGTTCCGGAACAACAGGAACCAGATTCCTATTTGCCTACTCAGCCCGAGGCTTGCGAGGCACAGGCAATCGCTCCAAGCGACTGGCTTGTTCATGACCACGAATGAGCAACTCGGCGATCGGCATCCAATTGCCAGGGTCAGTCAGTTCCGCAATTTGGTCGGCTAGGTCTCCGGCAAGTTGGTCGTACGTCTCAACGGGGTTTGACGAACCAAGGGCCTCAGCTACCCGCGCGAGCTCTCGATGCAAGAACAGCACGAGCTGGGCGAAGCGGGCGACCTGTTTTGCTGAGTCGACGGCTGCTTCTATGGGAGACGCTGACGCCAATGCTGACGTCAGCGTCTGTTGGTCGTGCTCGCTTAGGCGCGAGACACCCGTGCCTGTCCGGAGCCAGTCTGGTCGCAGCTTGGCGGCAAGAGCAAGACGCCAAAGTACTTCTCGGTTTGGCATAGCCTTGCCTGACAGGTACTTGCGCACCTGTCGCTCTGATACCTTAGCTACCGCTGCCGCTTGGGCCTGAGTGCCGATGCGCCCAATTGCTTCGCGCAGTCGGGACGCTACGCCTGAGAGATCGATTGGATTTGACTTGGCCAAGGGGAGTCCGGGTTCCTAGGAACCAACCGCTTGCAGTTCCGGTTCCGGAACTGTATCATCATAGGGAATGGCAGTTCCTACCACACACCAGCCTCGCCCCTCAAGGAAGAGACAGCGGAACGACTGGCATCGTGAAGACATCAAGGCCGCGATCCGAAAACGAGGGGCAACCATCACTGGGTTGGCGATCACGAATGGTTACTCGCCAGCAGCGGTGAGCGCTGCGCTACGGGAGCCTTGTTTCGCTGTCGAACAGTTGATCGCCAACTTCGTTGGCGTGCCAGCTGAGAAGATCTGGCCATCGCGCTACTGCGCTGGGCGTCGGCGTCGCAATCACCCTGAGGCGAACTCATGAGTGACGCGCCCCTGATACACACAGCAAGAGAGATCGCGGCGCTCCGCCTTCCTGGGCTCGACTCGGTCAACAAGGTCAAGCAGCTCGGACTCCCGCGAGTGCGACGAGGCGGCCGAGGCGGTGCATGGGGCTACTTGGAGTCCAATCTGCCTGTCGAAGTGCAGACAGAGTTCGAGCGGCGGCGCGGACTGGCGTCGTGGGAACTGCGCGAGGAGAAACTGCGCCGGAGCACGGCAGCGCAACAGAAGCGCGCCGAGGCCTATCTGCTTCTGATGCGTGAAGTCGAGACGCGTTTGGGACAGGGCGAGTCGGTGGAGCAGGCGACACTCGCAGTTGCAGCGCGTGCCAAAGTCAAAGCCAAGACGCTCGCAATGTACTGGGCGAAAGTAAACAAGCTTCCTTCCACGGAATGGTTCGCGGAGCTGTTGGACGGTCGCAAGGGACGTGGCCCGTCGGGTTCGGTCAACGACTACTACTATCAGCGCATGAAGCTCGTGGTCACTAAGGGAGGCCGCGATATCAGTTTCGCGAACGCGTACTACAAGGTGAGGACGCTTGCCTTGGCAGACGGTGTTAAGTTGGCTCCGTGCAGTACGTATCGACGCCATTTCAACAAGGTCGAGGACGCGAACGTGATCGACCAACTGAAGAATGGGCGCAAGCGCGTGTTTCAGCGCTACCCAATGCAGATTCGCGATCATGGTGCACCAAACCACGCGTGGGCCATCGATGCGCATCGGCTCAACTACAGGACGAGGTGCCCAGACGGAAAGATCAGGCGACTCTACCTGCTCGGCATCATCGACGTGAGCACCAAGAAGTGGCTGGTGATTCGCTTGGCTGTCTCGGAGAACCAACAGGAGCTGCTCGCCGCATTCGCTGAGGCGTTCAGGAAGTACGGCATCCCGAAGCACATCATCCTCGATAACGGCATGGGCAACTGCGGCAAGTGGCTCATGGGCGGACTCAAGACGTACCGCAAGCGATCCGTTCGAGTCGACGAGGTCGAAGGGCAGTTGAGAAAGTGCGGTGCTGAGATTCACTTGAAGACACCAAAATGGGCATGGGCAAATCCAATCGAAGCCAACTGGCGTCCGCTCTCCGAAATCCTCATGCACCCGTTGTTGCGAGAGGGTTACACCGGTCGCGATGCACTGAGCAAACCGGAAGACTACGGGGGGCACGTCGCGTGGGACACGCTATTTGAAGTGCTGAGCACCACCGTGGCCATGATTAACGGAATGGTTCGGGAGAGCGAGACTCGTTCGCGGAACGATGTGTATGATGAGTGGTGGTCACTCAATGTGGACCAGGTTAGGCGCCCAAGTCAGCAACAGCTGCGCCTCTTGGCATGCGCCGTCCAGGCCGCCAAGGTTCGTCAGGGCGGGATAACGTTCAACAAGCGGCGCTACGAATACCCTGAAGTCATCTGCGGATACAACGGACAGATGGTGCAGGTGCGCTTCGATCCAACCGTGAAATCACCGGAGAGCGTCTATCTCGAGGACCTGGCCGGCGTGTTTCTTTGCGAAGCGCCGCGAATTGATGCTGTTGGTCTCTTCGATTCCGCCGCGGGAGCTGCTCACGCTGAGCGGCGTAATTCGTTCCTCAAGGACACCAACGCGGCGGCAAATGCGTTCCTGGGGCAATTCGACGTGCAACAGGAGAACGCGCGTTTGCTTGAAGCTGCAAGGACGATCTATGGGGGCGCCGAGTCCGCGGTAACTTGCGGCACGCTCGACCGTTCCGATGTCGAGCGAACGCGAGAGAAACAAGCGAAACGCGATGCCGAAGCCGTGGCTGCGGCACAGGCGCGTGTGGGCAAAGAAGCGCTCACCGTGCTTCGGCGCCTCTCTGACGAGCGTCTACATTAGGCGACGACCGGCGAGGTTCCAGCTCGTCGGTCGTCTTTGGTCACTAACGAAGGGAGCAACCGTCATGAACGATAACACGACACCGGCCGACACCGCAAAGGAGCTGCCACCTGACAGTGTTGACGCAGACATCGCGAGCAACACCCCGATATTCGCTGCGGCACGTCGCCACCTGGCCGGGTTTTTGAAGACAAGCCAGATGACTCAGCGTGCGGCCGCTGAAGCAATTGGCATCGCGCCAAGCGCACTCAACGCGTGGCTCCAAGGAAAGTACCCAGGTAACAACGAGGGGCTAACAAGCCGGATTGCAGCGTGGTTGAGCAAGCAAGAGCCGCAACGCCCTGAACCAGCTCTCGCGCCAAAGGTGGTAGAAACAAGCGCTTTTCAGACAACCATCAACATACTCGCGTTCTGCCAAGCCTTTGGAAAAATGGGCTTGGTTGACGGTGAGCCAGGCGTCGGCAAAAGCACGGCCCTGAACCACTTCCGCACTATGTTTCCGGACGTCTGGTGCCTGAATGCTTGCCCAACGATCTCGACGCTGATGCAGGTGCTCCGTCACCTTGGATACGTTGTTGGACTCGACCAACACTGGCTCACTGGTGGCGAACAGACACACGCGATCCGACGTCACGTTTCGAGTCGTGGGCGCGGCCTCATCATCATCGACGAGGCGCAGAACCTGGACTTTCGCGCGCTTGAGGAACTGCGCTCGATCCACGATGCAACACAGGTTGGGCTTGTATTCGTCGGCAACAGTGACCTGTGGAATCGAATGACGGGCGGGCAGGCGGCGCGCTATGGGCAAATTCGAAGTCGGATCCAAGTTCGCGCAACTGCGCGGCGCCCCACCAAGAGTGACGTGGAGCGCTTTGCGGCGGAACGCGGAGTTACGGATCCGCAAGCAGTCGAGCTCCTGAGGGATCTTTCCGGCATGTACGGCTCGATGCGCGTCATGAGCAACGTGCTCGCGTTGGCGTCACGAGGAACAGAGCCAACACCAGATAACCTGCGCAGCGCCATGACGATGTTGGGGGTCGCACGATGAGTCGCTCGGGGGGAAGCGCAGGCACGGCTTGGCGCCTCGAGGGAACGGAGCGGGGCGACGCAAACGCGTTTGCGATGGGGTTTGATTGCCTGGTTGCGGCGAAGCGCATTCAGCGCAAGTTGATTGCTAGCGGTAGGTTCACAACGGAGACTTTGCAACTCGTCAACTTGAACCGCAGTGCGACAACCCCGAACGTTCCTTCAGCGCCCACCGCAGAAGACATCGCAAGACGCGAGCGCTTCGCGCGCGCCTGGGCCGCGGCCTGCGTGGCTGCACCTTGCCCCCCGCACTTGGCTGAGAAGATCCAGCGGAGCTCATGGGACTGGTCTGCACGTGAGCTCGCGGCACTTGCGATCCGCGGCCTACCCGCGACGATCAGAGGCATTCGACGAAAGGCGCGGAGAGAAGATTGGAATGCGACGTGGGGGTTCCTCGACTTCAAACGAGGAATCGAAGGTTGGAGCTATACCCTTCCAAAAGCCATAAAAGACGAGCTCACTGACAGGCGCCGACGCTTTGAGAATACGCTGGCCATCGAACAAGGCAGGCCCGCGCCGCACGTGATGCAAGGCCAGACGGTTGAGCGGCTGACACTCCCCTCGGGGCAACACGGAACCATTCGTGATGTTCGAGACAGCGATCTGCATGCGGGGGTTGACGATGCTCAGAAACTTGGACTGGGCAACAGCCATCGCGCGATCGCCATAGCTACTCTCCGCTACATGATCACCATCAACGGACGGCCCGTTAGCCTCGCACACTTCGAATGGCTCGACGGATTCGACGTCATGGCATTCACCCAAACGAAGACCTGGCAGAACGGGATCGGCAAATGGGTGGAGCTTTGACCAATCGCAAAGGCCAGCCGAGGAATCAACTCGTTGCCGCTGTGCATGTCGCCAAGAAGCAACTCGCGCTCGACGATGAAACCTATCGAGCAATCATTGAGCGCGTTACGGGCGAACGCAGCTCGGCTCACTTGACAGTGGCTCAACTTGGGTCCGTACTCGATGAGTTCCGGCGACTTGGCTGGAAGCCGGCACACGCGAACTACAGCCACAAGCCACACGTGCGCAAGGTCTGGGCGTTGTGGAGTGACCTCGTTCGGCGTGGGCTCGTGAAAGGCGGTCGAGTGGCGCTGCGCAAGTTCGTGTTTCGCATGACCAAGGTCAACGATCCGCAATGGCTGACGCTTGAGCAAGCAGCGAAGGTCACAGAAGGATTGAAGGCGTGGGGCATGAGATTGCAGTCTGAACGTGACGCTGCTGAAGCGACTGCTCCCGAGTCCACTCAGCAGTGAGCCAGCTTTCCCACGGAATGTGCTATTCTCTCGTCTAACGCGACCCTTCACCGCGGCGGTAACCCAATGCGCTTAGAGCTTAGTCGACCCGGAATCTACAAGACCACCAGTGGCATGGCGGTCGAGCTCTCCGCGGCCCACCTGCGAGGCTGCGCTGGATCATACAATCTCAAACTGCACGAAGCCCCACTCTGCATTGGCGAACCCAAGCACGACGATCCAGCGTGGGGCTGGGTCAAGAAACTCAGCTTCGAACACGGTGCGCTCGTTGCTGATTGCCAGATGACCGGTCCAGAACTGGAGAACGGTTTGCGCTTCGGTTCGTATGTGGGACCACGGCACTCGTTCTATCCGCCAAGCTCGAAACAGAATCCGGTTCCGGGCTCTTGGTATCTCCGGCACCTGGTCTTCAGCGGTCCCAAGCCGGAGCTGCAACTCAACACGTTTGCCTACGCAGAGGCTCTTGCTGAAGCGATCGTCGAGTTTCAGGAAGCAGAAACCAAGGCGGGGCGCTACGTCACCACAAGTCAGGCATGCGAGCGCCTGACGAGGCGTGGGTTTGCACCACGTCGAGCGCTACGGGATAAGAGCGTGGGGTTGCTGAGTTTCCAATTCGTCGAGGCCGGGACGGAAGCACTGACGCTAACGACCCGCTTCGTTGGCGCCAGGACGCCCGGGAGCGGCCTGGGTACCATTGAAGACACTGCCGCCTTTGCCGAAGCGGTGATGGCATTCCAGGATGCGGAAGCGAAAGCGGGTCGCCGCTGGACCACGATGGAGGCGACCAGTCACCTGTTCCGCCTGTGGGGCGGTCGAAAGCGGGATGAACTGCGATAGGTCTCTGGGTGCCAGGGTGTGCCACGAATTTGGAGAGTATTGGCCCTGGGTTAATGCTTGGTCGTGGGGCCAACCCCGAAATCAAATGATCCAAGGCCGAGGCGCTTTCGAGGCGCGTTTTGGTGCGTAAGTACTTGAATCGGTTTCATTTCCGGTCATCACGTTCCGTCAAAATTCGGTCAATCTCAAACCCTGAAATCAAGTGATCGGGTAT